CCTGAAGCGTTGTTAAGTAATCCTTCTTCTGTTACTGCAAAACTACCTGAGGATGTGAATGTATTAACTGCTTGCATAGTATCTCCAGCTGTTGTTGTTTGCTCACTTGTAGGTGTAACTGCAACTCTCTCACAATCTCCAGTTGTTATTTCACTATTAAGAGTTGTTGTACCACCAGTACCGATACCAATTGCCATATGACTAACTGAGTCTGCTGCAACTCCACCCAAGAGTTTCATTGTTTCAGACAAACCAGCATTTGTTATTGTATTACAATCAATACTCTTATATGTCCAATTACCGGTCAAATAAGGGATCTTAAGATCTAACTTTAATGCCTTAGATAATGTCTTCCAAAGTTTATTCCCTTGGAATATCTTCTTTGCGTTACCAAATTTATCCGTTAATTGTATCTCTACAATTCCTCGCATCCCTATCTTTTGTTCTATGTTACTCATAGTAGTTAATATAAAATTATTATTTTTTACCCTCTTTAATCATTCCTTCTATGATTTTGTCTATACCCATACAGTCCTCAATAAGTATCTTAATATTCTTGATTTGGTTATTATCATTACCTATTACTCTTATTCTCTCTTTTTCGTCCTTAATCTTGCTATGTCTTGGTATCAATACCTCTTCATGATATATCAAATCAACATCTCTTGATACTTTCGTATACATGTTATTCTCTCTCACCTCTTCCAAGAACTCTTTATAACTCTTCATTCCTTTATGACTAAAACTTAATTAACAATTAAACCCATTATCCATACCATCGTCAGGTCTTGTAAAGATCATCTCTGCACCTCTATCTAAACCTTTCAATGTATTCAATTTATCTGCATATAAAGCATAGTAGTTTTGCTCTAGTTCTGTCAATGGCACAGGAACATCTTGATTACTCTTCCATCTCTTAGACATAGCTACTGCAAATAATTCATGTAATATTTCAGGAATACCATAAGCATCAAACTCAATATCATCTGCACTCCCAACAACAGGGATACTCGTAGGACACGCTGTAAATGAATATGTCCATATCTTTAACCCACCTGTTACTGCCGTTTCTATTTCACCAGTAAGCAAGAATAAAGATCCTCTAAATATCTGGAATCCTGCAATACCTTGATCATTAGTGAAATTAGCTTTTATATTTGTTTCCTCAAAAGGAATCTCTAAGTTTTCTTTACCATAGTTTTTTAGATTAATCCAATCAACACCGTTAAGCTTGGCACTCACACTCTTAAGCCTTGGGATCATATCAGAAGGGAGATTATATTCTCTTGATAAGTATGTAACATCAGTATCTACATAAGTTCCAGTTCCAGTTACTCTAAGATCTCTATACTCAATAGATCCCATATACTCCTCATTAACAGCTTCTACATCTGATTGAAATTGAGGTAAGACTGCTTTTATATACAAGAGTGCGTCAGCATCCGTAAAGGTACTTGAGTTAGTATTGGATATCTTCCTAGCTAACGCTAATATGTCTGTTGTCTTCATATATATATTGTAGCACAAAGTTAAGTAAACTTTATGCTTTTACATACCTTTTCTTACAGGTCAAGAGCATCCTTCATTCCATTATCTTGATCTGCTCTTATTCCCATTCCACCTCTTGAGTTAGGGATATTGTATCCTACAGTCCTCTCACCCTCTTTGTAACCTCTGAAACCCTTAGCAACACTCTCCGGTACTAATACAGGAATTCCAACAGGTACTTGTGCTACAGCTCCATTAACTCTGAATTCTTCTATAGTCCCTATCTTCTGTCCTTCTTCTGGTTCTAACATTGTAATTACTTTCTTTTCTTTGTTCTTAAATTCTGCTGTGTATGCACTTCTTGGTGTTCTACCTTTCATGAATAATATCTCTCTTACATTAGAATCACCTACAAGATCTTTTAACACTTCTCTTCTCATCTTCTCAACCTCTGACTCTGTTTTAGGAACTTCTAATTGCTCTCTAGTAACAGATGGTTTAACCACTATCTCTTCTTGTGTTTTAGGGACTTCTAATTCTTCCCTAGTAACTTTCTTTTTTGGAGATGCCATAATAAAAAAATAATTAAATTAACTCTTCTATAATATAAGACATATTTAAGACAATATCAATATAACCACAAAAGGGGCTTTCGCCCCCTCTGTGTAGGAATGTAAGAATTTGGGTATGCAAAAACATTTCTGTTCTAGCATGTTATCATCTGCTTCTTACAGCAGTTCATAACCTTATTAGGCTATAGCTTCAAACACATCCAACTTATTTGTATAAGTATCTGTTATATGTGCTGAATCAAGGTCATCTGTTGTTGCATTAAATATAGCATCTGCACTTACAACAATCTTTACTTCTCCTATCTTCATACCACCAGAAGGAGTTGCAGGACATACTGCTCCTGTACCACCAGCTGTTGCTGTACCTTTGAGAATCTTAATTGTGTTAGTTGCATCTAAATAGATGTTATATACAGCTCCTGTACTTATTGCTAAGTCATGTGTTGTTGCTGTAAAGTCTGTTTCTGTACTTGCAATTATAGACATAACTCCATCTCTCATTACACTAAATGCACTATTCTTTACTTTCTTCTTACTTGAAGAACCTATTACTAATGTTGGATTACCAAGAATCTTGTCATTGTTTACTACATTCAAGTCCTCTTCTATATCATCCAATAATGCTTTGAAGTTGGCACTATACATATAATCTTCTTGACCAAAGCTGGAAAGTGAGAAGTCTGCTGTTGCTACTAAATCTGTTTTATTGGTATATGTATCTGTTACTGTTGCTGCATCAAGAAGAGTTGTACTTGCATCAAACAATGCACCAGAAGTTACAATCTTTACTTCACCAAGTTTAAGTTTTCCTGCTGGAGTTGCTGGACATGTTGCACCAGTTCCACCAGTTGTTGCTGTACCCTTTGAAAGTTTTACTGTAGAGCCATCAAGATATACTAGGAATACTGCACCTTCACCATCTGTAATGTCATGAGTTGTTGCTGTAAATGCTACCTCTCCACCTGTTATTGTTGTAAATGCCCCATTTAAAACATATGTAAATGCATCATGCTTTATCTTTGCTTTACTTGAAGTACCAATTACAAGATTAGGATTTGAAACAAGTCTAGGAACATCCTTGTTCGCTACTATCTCTATCATATCTGTAAGTAATCCCTGAAGATTATCTTGATATAACCAATGCTTGTCTGAGTAGTCTGTTAGAGCAAGAGGAACATCTGTCTTGTTTGTGTAAGTATCTGTAACATGTGCCGCATCCAAGTCATCTGTCGTTGCATTAAATATAGCTCCTGTTACTGAAATTTTTACTTCACCAATTTTTAATCCACCACTAGGAGTATCTGGACATACTGCTTCATCAGCATCTGCATCAGCACCCTTCAAGATGGTAATTGCATTGCTTCCATTCAAATATACTAAGAAGATTGCTTCTTTCCCATCTGCTATGTCATGTGTAGTTGCTGTAAATGCAGTTTCTGCACTAGCAATCGTGGATACTACACCATTTCTAACAACTGTAAATTCTCCATTAAGCACTTTAGCTTTAGAACTTGATCCTATTGCCAATGCTGGAGTACCTACTATTGCTATTCCACCCTGATTATTCATCTGTGCAATGACATCATTGATAACCTGTTTAAGATTAGCATTGTGCATTACATCTTTACTTTCGTAAGACATAATATTGTCTACTTAATTTAGTTTTTGGGTACTATTCATACCATTGGTATACCTATAACCCTAAGGTACTCCTTGTTCTTGTTTATAGGTACAAGGAGTAAAACCTGTTAAGAACTAAAACCTACAATTAAACAGCTGCATGTTCTATTCTTATCATCCAAGACTGGTTTAGAATCTTAGTGATATGATTTGCCTTCCAACCGATTGTACCTCTCTGATTTAGAGGATCTGCACTACCACTTGAACCGATAGCTTTAACAATCATCTTCATAGCATTACCTTGTATTGCTGTAACACCATAAGCGTCTTTAGCAAATATCAAAGTACAATAAACATCAATACTTCCGTTACCTTCATTATCTGCAATGTATGCTTGGGTTGATTCAACAAATCTTACTCTATCATACTTACCAATCTCATTAGGCATAACATCTCCCTTGTTAGCGTACTTCTCTACAGGTGTAAAGTTAGTAATAGCTTTCAATTGAGCTGAGATCATAGGATGAACAATACCTACAAAACATGGAGCTACTGGAGCTGTTGCATATCCTGCATCAGGACTTACAAAGTTAGTAATGTATTTAGCATTAGAACTTCTCAAATCTGCAATAGCATCATTAAGGATCTTGTCATCTAATACATCTGTTACACTTACATGACCTCTCTCTGAGTTTACCTTTGGAGATGAAGCATCTGCATAGATAACATTCGTACCAAGAACTAATACATTTCTAGCTAATGTATCAACTGATTGACCTGCTTGTTCTGCTAACACTTCTGTTAGTTCGGTTAATACTGGATCTGGGGACTCAATAGTAACTTTGTCAGAATAGGTCATATAATCTCCATACCATAAAGCTGTTGCTGTGATATCAGAAACAGATGCACTCGTACCTGCTGGAGTTTCACCTTCAGTGAGAGGAGTCGTATTTACTGCTAGAGCATTATACTTTCTGAACTTAATTGTTCCTGTGTTGCCAACAGGGATATTCCTTGTCTGTCCAAAGTTTGTATGGACTAAGTAAGGCTTTTCTCTCTCTAATAGTAATCTATCGTAGAAAGAAGCAACTGCATGAGGAATTTCTGCTAAGAATGCACTCATTGTAGTTAATCTAAAAATTTATTTAAACACTATAAAAACAAAAGACCTAGCGTTGAAATCTTGCGACTTCTTTGCTAGGTTATTCCTTTGCTTATTTTGTTGTACTTATATCTTACACTCTATTTTCTATAGATGTCAATACTACAAGTTCTTTACCTTATTAACATAACTTTCAAAATCAGATGACTTCATACCTGTAGTGGAGAAATCTGGTTCACCACCATCAGTCTTTGATTTAGATGATCCCAGTGTAACAGTCTTTAAAGCATTACCTGCATCTCTTGATCCAATCTTCATACCATACTCTACCCAGAATCCAACAGGTTTAACATTTCGTACTGCGAATTCTACAGGTTTACTATGACCACTCAATATAGCCTTAGAAGCTATCTCTGTAATATCATCTTGGAATTCTTTGTACATTGGATTCTTCTCAATGAATGCTTTAACTTCTTTACCTGCCTGTTTATCTGCCTGATACTGCTTACTGAAGTTATCATCCGTTTTAACCTCAGGTTTCTCTTCTTCTTCCTCTTTCTTTTCTTCAGGTTTCTCTTCCACTTCGTCTTCCTTTAGGTCGGCAAAAGGATTAAATAGATCCTCCTCCTCTTGATCCTCTTCCTTCTCTTCTACTTCTTCCTCTACAGTATCCTCTGTATCATCAATATTATCCTCTTCCTCTTCTTCTACCTCACACCACTCACCACTCAACTTTATAAGTTCTTCTTTTACTTCTGCCATTATAGTAGGCAATAACAATTTAATTAATACACCTCATCAGTCATTTGATCATCTTGAGCAAAGAGTAATCCCCTTGCTAATGTATCTGGATAATCTAATAACTCTTTTCTATCATACAACTTAATTCTCAGTTTTTGCAATTCCAATAAATCAACATCATGATCAACATTATGAAGACATTGATCATCAACTTCTATCTGTTCTTTAATATACATCTCAACTATCTGCCAACCCCTATTGTTCTTAAGACTACGCAAGGATCTTGCTAAGCCTTCCCTGCTCTTCTTATCAACACACAATAACTCGTATTCTTCTCTTGTCATTCCTATTGACTACTAAACTTATATAGGCTTACCCATCACTTCAGGTAACTTCATCCCACTAGAGTTAGGCATTGCCGGAGCTGTTTGACCAGCTTCCATACCCACCTCAGGAGCAGGAGTTAATGCAGGATTAATCTGTTGAGCTTTAAGTGCTGTAACATGCAACATTATATGGAACTGCTTCATCTTATTCTCCACAGCCTCTTTGTGAATTCTAATATGTACTCTATGGTTATCATTCTCTAAGAATTGAGGTTTTTCACCTGCCGCTATCATTTCATTTTGTTCCCTTGCAATCACTTCATCACTTGTTGGTGGCAATATTTCATCTATAACATCTTGACTTGCACCAGATAGATACAATCCACGCTTCTCACTTGCTCTCTTATCTGCTTCAGGATCTAACATAATAACTTCAAAGACCTTCATGTATTGAGCAAACTCCCTTAACTTTGTAGCTTCGGATAATGACTTACTTATTATCTTAATATCTGGATCTGTCTTACATATAATCTCATCTCTGTTTAATTTCCTAAATGAATTCTGTGATCCACTTATTCTGACAACCTTTGCACCTAAACCTTCACCAAGATTTACTTTCAAACTTGCATAGTACAATGACCAGAAATCAACATCCCCTATTGCAAATGTCTTAAGTGCCAATGAATATCTAGTCTTAGAACTCTGGGACACCATCTCAAGTTCTCCTAATGTTCTCTGCTCTGCACTTAATACACCCTGTTGTAGGGATGGGGTAGCACTAGCTGTCTGTGCTGAGTTATCAAGATATGAAAGAATATTGTTTATCAATGCGAAGTTACCATTATCCTTATATACAGGAGCTATAGCGGATCTTGCATCACCATCAGATGCTATCCATTTATCATAACCCCACTTCAAATCAGCTGTATTCTTAATCTGTTGTTTGTTATACACATGACTACCGTATGTGGATATCTTTGAAAGGTTGATAAGATCATTGATAACTGTAGCTTTCTTTCTTTGCTTATCTTCCAATAAATCAGGCAATGACATACCTTTAAACTGGTTAGGTTGTGGATTAAATCTCTTAGCTGATACCCACCATGAAATAGGCTTTCCCTCTTCATCAACAGGAAGTATCTTAGCACCAAGTATATTCTCACGATCAGATGTTAATAGCACAACAACCTTCTTACCTTTGTACCATGTTCTCCATTGTAATATTTCAAAGATATTATTGTCCCCCATATCAGTACTATCAAACTGTGCTTTGTTTCCACCAATAGCTTCCATTCTTAACTCCCTTACTTCTTCTTTCTTAGTATTAGAGTTCTTATCCTTTGAATTCAACTTCTCTAATGCACCAGCATCCATGAATGGGCTATCATTTACTTCTCTTTCACTCATGTACATACTCCAACCTAAGAATCTCATTCCACCCTTGTGTACACTATTACCATCAATAGAAGATGATAGCGTATCATAGTAGAATCCTAGAGGATCAATAATAGATGGAGCTGGGCATTTCTTGTCCTTATCAAACTCAAGCATATCAATGACACTGTATGAAAAGAACAATGCATCCCAATCAGCACTATAATCAAGCTCTGCTTTACCCATTAACTCAGAGTCATACTCAGCTACATTGGTCAAGTTCTCTGCTGTTCTAATGTCTCCTTCTTCTCTAGGTGTCCATACCTTATCAAACTCATCCTCATACAATGAAGATAACCATGTATTCATATGCGTGAATAACATAGGCTCTCCAACTAACTTATCATCTCGCTTTTGATTATTGTATAGCTTTAATCTCTTAACATTCTTATCTATCCATTCATCCAATCCCCTTGTAGCAAATGTATACTCTGCTTCTACTTGCTTAAGGAACTTAGCTTCTTCACCCTCACCAAATGTTAGATCCTGCATACCTTGTATCTTCTTCTCATCTTCTGGCGTAAGTTCTGGAGTTTCCTTTTTAAACTTACCCTTCATACTCTCTTTATCCATAACTTCATCTTGCATACTACTTACATTCCCTTTTTGCTTCGTAGTTGCTTTCATTAGAATACTGACTTATTAAAATTAACTCGCTCATCTATATAAATAGAATCCTCCAATTCTAACCCATCCCTTCCATCTAAAACTACAGACATATTCTTTTCATTTATTTCAATTCGTATTGGTTCACCATCTATCTTAACAATAGATAGTTCATACTTTCCATACTTCAGATCCCTTATTTGCTTTATTAAAGCACCTTCCATTTTAGTAAGAGGAACTTGTACTACTCTCTTATTCCAATCTGGATTTGTTTTACGATTATTGTCCATACTTATACTATACTAATATACTTCTCCTACTACAAGACTATCGTTCCTATTAGATACACTCACAAGCTTCTCTGATTCTTTCTCTGGTAGGTTATCTGCCATGTATTCAAAGCAACTTCTATGATGAGAATATAGATCATGTATTGGAGCATTGATTGGTGAGGTAGATTGACTTGTCTCGCTTCTCTCTGGATATCTACTCTGCATCATTGATTCGTTAAAGAAATCATTCTTGTTTGTATCTACTGATAACTTCTTCATGAACATAATAGCCTTCTGCCTCATATCATAATGTGTTCTACCATTCCAATCCTTACATTGTACATATATACCTGATTCATTAAGTACACTTCTAGTACTCTCCTTTGTTAGCAAACTTCTCTTTCTTACATCAGGATCACCAAAATGAGTAGCATCTTGCCAGTATCTATGTTCTGCTATTATCTCAAGATCCTTGTCTGTATACTCGTAACTCTTTCCTGATTTAATTACACCTGTAACAAATGGTACATAGAAACCTATATCCTGATCTGTATTGAAATATGAATCTATTAGATACCACTTATCGTATGTCGTATCCCATTGATACCATTGCATTGCTACACCATCCAAACCAAAGTCCCATGATACATATAATGGTCGCAGTGGATCGTATTTAACTTTAACCTGAGGTACTAATCTAAATTGTGTAGCATATACCTTGCCTTCTGTTGATCCTGAATAAGATATATTCCTTTCTCTCTCAAACTCTTCCTCTGATTGTTTAGCTCTTTGCTCCTTTTCCCACTTCTCATCTCGTCTAGGATCGTCTTTATAATGGAAAGTAAACAGATTAACTCTGTTAGATTGTCTTAGTTTATAGAAATATGATGCTTTACCACTTTCAGGAGGCGTTGAGATCGCCAATCTAGTGGTTGCAGATGAACCAGAGGACTCCCAACTACTCTTTGCATTCTGCCAGAATCCCATTTCATCAAACAATGCCATATTGTATCTACCTGCTCTACCGAAGTTAGGATTACTTGATTCTCCTACTAATACATTCTCATTATCCGGTCTTGATAATCTCATATATGTTCTGTGCTTACTCCAATCAAACCCACGAGGTAACATCCAAGCTGGTAATCTATGCAAGTTATAATCTATCTTCCAGAATAGGGCATCAGGATCATCTGATTTATCTACCTTGTTCTCAACACGAGATCCTATCAAAGCATTAAAGTCATGGAATAACCATTGATACAATACAAGAGGAACAAGAGTACAATATGAAGCACCAACATCTCTACTCTTCTCAATCAATCCGTCTTTATGTTCTACTAGCAACCTCTCTACCCATCTAATATATTCCTTCTGCTTATCCCACAATATGAATGGTAAGTTTCTATTACCTTCTCTAGGATCAAATGTCCATGCAAAATTATCACACCAGAAAGAAGAATCCTCATAGCACTTAGCAAGTACCTCTTTTCTATACGCTAGGTCTGTCTTACACCTCTCATTAATTATTAGCCTGTTCCTGAGCTTCTCGTTGTAATTCATTAGTATCCTTATTCTTAATTCCATTAGTAAATGAAGTTAGATCAACACCCTGTATCTTCTCACCACCAGATTTAACATCTACATTAGTAACATCGTTCAAGTCAGTTATAGCCTTTGTCAAAAACACAGCGTAAGATGGAGTAATAAAGCCGTAAGAACATTGGTATAGAATCATTTTCTTTTGGAATGACTTTGCCCTCTTAAAAGACTCGGAAAACTCAGGGTGTACTTTTACCCATTCATAGAAAGTATCTTGATTTACATTACATACCTCTGTTGCAAATGAATCAAATGTAGGAATTGCATTAGGTTTCTCAACTTCTACTTGATACGATTGTCCTTTATAATATCTAGTTACCGTCTCTTTATAAGTTGGTTTAAGATCAAAGTATTTGATTAAATCATTACAATACTTTCTTTTATATTTAGAAGGTCTGCCTACTTTATAATAAATAGGTCGTTTTGTTTTTGTTTTTTTCTGTTTTTCAGTTTCTTCTGCCACAATATTTCCTATTACAAATTAGCAATAGTGTTAATATATTGTAGCACAAATTGTTAGGAAGTGAAGGATGAATAGAATTGTAGTAATAGAATGAACATGTAGGTCATTAGAAACCCCATGCCAATCAAATACAATCCTGCTCCTGCTACTTTAAGAATGTTTTTCATTCTAATCTCCATTTAAACTTAATAATCTATCAACTTTCTGCAATATTGGGACTATACTATTCCCATAGCACCATCTCTGACTTTCACATACAATTCCAATTAACTTCAACTCTTCCTTACTAAAGCTCCTCTCCTCCAAAGACTTCTGGTAATCCTTTGTAGATATTATTGTACATTCTGGGTCGCCCCCATTCGCCAAATATTCGTCAAGGGCATTTCTCCTCTCGGATAATAATTGCTCTATAAATTCAATTACACCTTTTGTACAAATATTAAATGTATCGTCTTTCCTGTAATAATAAAATAGTGGTGAAAAATTTTCATTGAATTCCTTCTTCCACTCCTCTGTGTTATTCTCAACTAAAACAGAAGTTTTGAGTTTCCCCTTGAGAATATGACAAGTTTCATCTTTGTACTCATGGTTGTTCGCTAGTCCACACTTTGGACACCTGTCAAAGTATTCAACATGATTAGCATCTCTCTCGGTAGGCACTTTACAATCCGTGCATATCAAAGTTCCAACTGATTCTTTCTTATCTTCTGGCTGTGATACTGATTGATTATCAATCTTGTAAAGGATATCCTCAAAGATATGTCCTTGGCTTATACTATCCGATATCATTACACCACCTTTTAGAAGTGTTCTTAAATAGTATTCTTCTTTTTCTGTCAGTTCTATCTTCTTCATCATTCTTTAGCTTTTAATTTAGATAATCTGAAGTCCTTTATGGCTTCATCTATTCCCATCCTAATTCTCTTGTAAGGGGTGATGTGTTGTCTTTTACCTTTTGGTTTTCTTTGTAATAGTTTCCCCTTCTTCATTTTCTTCTTCGTTATATTAAATACACTAAATATTATAAACTATATCTATCTCGCCCTTCTTAACATCTAGAATTCTGTACATGTCATTCCGCATATATTCTGGAAGAAGGTTGCCCTTTACAGAGGCATAATCATTTGTTTGTGGGAATCTGAATTCTTCTTCGGTGAGTGCCCCATCACTGTAAATGAACGAAACTGCGACTTTCCTCAATTGATATATATTCCCCGTATTAAACAGAACATATATTATCCATACAATTGGTGCTTTCATATATCTTAACCTTAAAACTTAAATACACTAACTAACCAACTAAACTCCTAATAGCACTTATCAATACATATCCTTTCTTCTCCATATCGCCTTCTTGATTAACATCAATATCTTCTAGCTCAAGTATTTCGTTTTTCATTTCTAGCCTCCACTCTTTCTTTGATTCTGATAACAACTCTAATATCTCTGGTCTGAATTTATTAACTATTTGCATTAAAAAGTCTTCAGCAGATAATTCATTTGGATCAAAAAACAAGTCCCTGCTTTCACGAAATATATCAACAATTATGTTTTCTATTTTATCTCCCAAGTCTTCTTCTCTCTCCCCACTCTGGCTCTTTGTGTTCTCTGGTATACGCTCTAATGGTTGGTCAACTAATTCTGCTCCTCTCCAAAAGAATACATCGGTTGGGAATGAATATAGCATTGGTTGTAATCCTATTCCTGTGGCATATCCTATGGCTATGTGATACTCTCGTTTTTTCTTTCTTCCATCTCGTTGTGGAGCAAGAACTATATCGCCCAAACTATAATACTTCTTGGTTACTGTATCGTAAACCCTATACTCTTTGCTTTCCATATCCTTATTTAGTTAAACTTAATTATATACTGGCAATAGAATATACTTTGTCTTTCTATCCCAACTCTTAAATTCAAACCATCTTAATCTTTCTCCACTTAATGTAATAATGTCTTCCATATATAATCCCTACTTACTAATTTTAGATTTTTTATCCATCAACTCCTCAACTCTATAGTCCTCGTACTCCGACATAGCTCTAATTACATTTCTTGTATAGTCCTCAACTAATTTCTGTATACTTTCTGCCATTATCAGATTCTCTGTAAGGTGATAAACTTTTTTGTTAGTATTCACTCTTATAGGCATTGTACTAGCCTCAAATACACCAGTTGATATTTCCCCAACCTTAACAATGAACCCATTCTGTGTGTACTCTATTTCTATGTTTATTTTGTTATCCATATATATAATTACTTTAATAATTTAGACTAATTATACTTTCTAATGTCATCGGTTGATAATTTGTATTTTCCAATGCCAATTCATAATACTTTCCCCCTTGGAATCCCTCTAATTCATCAAGCCTATGAGAAGCTCCGTGAAAATGCCCAAATATACATAAATCTACTCCATCCCATAACTTTCTAGGGATATGAGTTAAATAGATCAACTTACCGTATTTCTGTAACATCATCGCACTACATACAGAGGTGAACCCTTGTTTTATGTAGAACGAATCACTTTTGCTATCATGGTTTCCTCTAATTAGGACTCTAGAACAGCCCCAGTTTCCCATATAAATAGGATTGCCTAGTTCATAATCTCCTAAATGTATTAGTGTGTCTTCTGGTTTAACACACTCATTAAGCCCTTTTACTATCTTCTGCTCAAAGTCTTCTGGTCTGCCATACTTGATTAGGTTTCTATGCCCAAAATGAGTATCTGTTACTAACCATATTTTAGGTTTCATATATTCTAATACTAAAAATTATTTACTAACTCCAACCTTCAAGTGTGTTTCCGACTATCTCAAGATACTCACTATCATCTACAGAGTAATCATACTTCCCGAGATTTTTGGCAATAGACCAGCTTATATTCCAACCCAATCCGTCCCATTGAACAATCCCCAATTCCCCCTCCATTCCGTCAACGACTTTAACCACATCGTTCTCGTATATCTCCTTTCCATTCGTATCAAGAAGTCCTGTAAACTGCATAAGTTCACAATCGTCTGGGTGTGGTGTTCTCGTTCCAAACCATTCTTGCCTCTCTCCATCTATATCTAGTGTTTCAAAAGAACCTCCGTGTGTCATTTCTTTGCTTATTTTGTTATACACTCTAAATTTTATTTCTCTCATAATAGATTATTGTTTACTCAACTTAATTAATCTGTTTCATTTCTATATCCCCACATTCACTACACCTTCTTGCCAAAACAGTTGTAGGTGATGAGTATCTCCCAAACCATATAACTGTTCCCTCGGTTTCTACCCATTTACCCCACTCGTGTTCACACTCCTCTTTCATATTCTGCCCGATTATAGCCCCAACTATTAACCCTATGAAGAACACTATTATTAAAAATAACCCTATCATTTTAGTTGTTGTTCTTAATTTATAGTTATTAATAACCTTCTAATAGTCATCTTCGCTTCAGAAATTTGTTCTAAAACATCTAGTGAATAGTCATCCTTATATTCATCGTATCTATCCCACCTATCTTTCCATTGAATTTTGTCTACAAGTTCCTTTAGCATATCTAATTCTTCTTGCAAATCGCTACCTGTTATTTTATCCATCTAATTGTTGTCCTTAATTTATATACTTAATCTACTACGATATTGAGTTCATCTAAACTAACTTTTACTGTTCTATTCGGCGAAATAAGTCTGTCAATCATATCTGTCTTCGGGAACTCAACTGTTATTCCCTTATATCTAACATTCATATTTTCGTCATAACCTATGCTTATTACGGTACCAACCTCATCCTTTTGGGATATTTGATAGTTAATTCCTCCAGATATCTTAACCTTACTTCCTATTGCAATTTTCATCTTAATTAAAAATAATAATTTATATACACCACTCTAACAACCCAACACCATACTCCATATAGCTATCACTTCCATGACAGCTCCTAAGATCAAGAATATCAATCCCCATAATTGTATGTTTATTTCTTTTTTGTTAGTACTCTTCATTCTAGTATCTGTATATAGTGTTAATTATATAACCTTAACCGGTCTAGTCTTGATCCTTCTAAGTAGCATACTCATGTTCTTAGCCTTGTTACTTATTAGAACCTTCTCTTTAGCTATAGCAATATCCTCGTATGTAATATGTACAGGGTTTCTCATTCTTCTACCTACATCTACCAACCCTACCTCTATCTCTTCATCATCATACAGAGTCATTACATTCTTTAGTTGTGCAACAGGCTTAGGAAATACTCCTTGACTCTCATAATATGCTATTGCCTTTCTATCAAAGTTTCTTAGTTTCAACAGTTTAGCTATTTCTATTACCTCTCGTTGTGTCCATTCTTTTCTCATGTTTCTAGTTATTAGTTTAATTAATTATCCCTTATCCTTGCCACCAGATTGTAACCTTTCCAGTAACAGGGATAAGAACTCAATGAATAGGAGGCTTCGCCAAGAAATTCCCTACCATTGAGTCCTATCTGAGGGGGCAGAGCCTTTCACTCTACACGAAGTCCTGATTAGACGACTAACTTGGAACAGGTGCTTCAGAGTCCAGTACGCCCTTAACTCTGTGTCTATCTTTCACCACCCCTCTGTTTAATGGACTGTATGAGATACTCTGGGTAGGGATTCAAACCCTACACTTCGCCTAACACCTCGGCTTTCGCAAGATTTTATTCTTACTGGTTTAGCAACTACTCCTTTATGCCACCAAAGTACCTCATACGATCCATATTTTAAAGAACTACTATTCCTTACTCAACCTATTAAACACATCACACAACTCTCTTTCAAATCTTCCTATCCTTCCTTCTCCAGATACATACTCATCAAAATACTCTTTCAATACACCATATAAAAATGGTGAATACTCTTCTAACCATTCCCATATGTTCTTTCTAGTTAGTGTTACCATTACTTTACCTCCATTTGATTATAAGCCCATGTAAAGTTAGCCTTCCATGTCTTAGGACTTGAGTTACCTGTATACTTCTTAATAAGAGCATCATTAGTTCCTATTCCCTTGTAACTCTTCTCTATACCATTACATATAACCTTTGCCATTACCTCTCTGCTAGGATCATAGTTTCTGTTCCCTCCAGCGAACCAGCCCCAGAAGTTAGATTGTCTTTTAACATCCCTACCCATTCCTGTTTCTGATACTGACATAGCTACCACTACTCTTAATGTTTCCTCAGAACAATTCTCTTTGAGTAATGCTAAGTATCCTGCATCTATTCTTGAACCTCTATAACTTTGAGTAAAAGACTCAATAGCTTTAAACTGTGCAGATCTAGTATCCTCAGGTTGTATGAAGTATGCCTTACCATCTTCTACTACAACAGGTTGTCCATTTACTACTTCTCCTTCTCTAAAGGTATCTCCGTTTCCATCTACACCTGTTTCAATCACAGGCTCTTGAGCTTCAACAGGTTGAGAGTTCTGATCCTTCTTACCCACGAATGCTAAAAGCAATAGGTAGATAATTAATGCACCTACTAAGAGAACGAAAGCTCTCCTTGCAACTACCTCTCCTCTTTTTTGTCCGTCAAGAATATTTACATCTCTTAACTTCCCGATACTATCCTTTATGTTTAATTTTATCATTCCTACACTCCTTTTTAACTTAACTATGGTATCAGTATACTATGTACTCCACTCATTGTCAAGTATATTTATTAATTAAAACATCTTCGCCTGTTCTCTATATACATGAGTACCCCTTTCTTGGTTTCTTTGTTCTCTAAGGGCTAGTACTCCAAGATCAGCAACTACCAAATCACTATCTAATATATTGACTCCTTCTCTAATCTTCTCCTCTTGCTCCCTTTGAAGTTTTCTTCTACACTCTATAATACTTTTAGGATGAGCAGATTCTAGAAACTGGTTTATATCAGTAAAGAGAATACCTTCGTTCATTCCAGATCTGCTATCTCTGAAGCCCTGTCTATACCAAACTTCAAATATTAGTTTTTGATCACTATTTCTAGTTGATGTATCCTTCCTCAGAATATCTCTAACTAACAAATATAAATTTTCATTTCCCATTATATTATTTCTCCCAACTTAGATAATCTATAATTACTTTGATTGCTTCATCAGCAGAGTAACATACCATAACCGTATAACCATACTCTTCTAACTTACTGATCCACCATTCTTGTTCAGGTGATACCTTACCCTCTTCAGCTTTCATCTCAATCCATAGCCCTGCCACCATACTATTAGCTAACCCTGTTGTCTTGTCTGTATATGCCATAGGTACAGGTAGGAATATATCAGGTACTCCACTCTTAACCCCTTCATCTCTCATCTTCTTAGCTCTACTCCATCTCCCTTTGTCTCCTCCATAGAAAGCTCCATTAGGTGTAGCATGTAGAAGCTCTAATTCAGGATGCTTCATAGACATTACTTTAGCCCACTCAAACACCTCAACCTGTGCATCATGCTCAGGATGTTTATTCTTCTTAGTTGCTTTATCTTGCATCTTTAAATAATCACTTGCTGTCATTGTGTCCATTAGTATTTTTGTCCTAACAAATTAAATAGAACAAACTTTTTTATCCTCCAGAATATAGATCTGTTTCTATATTCCATTTCTACATTATATAAAGATTCTACCCATTCCTGTTCACTAATAGATGTAGGCATAGGATATATATAGTCTTTAACTATCTTTCTCTTCTGTTCATATGTCTTTTCCATCTTCCACCTCCTTCTTACTCTTAATTAAATCAGGGATATTTATCCCATGGAACTGTTTCTCCTTCTCCTTCCTAGGTGTACCACACCATATACAAACATCTGTAGGAACTTTATCTATCCCTTCTATCCCATATCTACAACCTTCCATAATACATCTGAGGTTAATGTGCCTTACTAGACTATTAATCGTTTGATCCTTTTTGGATATTCTTTTCATGGAAATACTTGCTAATGAAATTAGTTAGTGTATCCTCAAATAGTTTCGTTCTCTGCTCATCAATCTTAACATCCTTGGTTATTCTCCAACCTATTGTCTTCTCATCTTTCAAATACTTCTTCTTCCCCTCGTACATCCATACCTGTACATACATCTTTGCTAAACTACCTACAGTGTTATAAAAAAGTACCTCCCAGTTACCTCTCTTATGAGACATAACACCTTCCTTTTCGTAGAAGCTAATATTTTTTAAAGCTATATCCATCATTGGTATCTATCACATAAGTTAATTTATTCTGTTTATTAAAATCCTCCATATGTATCTTGAGAGCATTTAGCATTGCATTAAGGACATTGTGCAATATAGTCCCTTGAAACTCTGTACCATACTCAGCCTCAATTGTTATTGTGATCTTCTTTTTCATTAGAATGGTATATCTATTTCAGATAAAATCTCCTTGCCCAATTTCAACCATTCATCATGAGTTTTTATTTCTTCTGGGTACAATCCACTTATCCTCTTTAGAACATTTAACTGCCCTTGCATATACATTCTCTCTGCTTTAATCTCTTCAAACCTTCTGGTAGACATATCTACACTTCTTATCATTTCCCTATTGTTTTCTTTCAACTCCTTTATCTTTTCTTCCATTTCGTATATTGTTCCATTCTTTCCATCTATGACCCTTTGCATCTCATTCTTTTTCATATTACTTAGTATTTAAATTATCTATGGCTTCCTGTCTCTGTATCTCACAATCTATAGACTTATTAAGTGATAGATTCTCAACCCATAAAGTACTTCCCACCACCACTAAAACAACTACTAATATTACCCACCCAACAAGCTTAAGTGCAAATTTTAAATCGTTTACCATTTCATTTGTCATCTTACTACCCTCCTTACATACTTCTTAAATATCTTTTTAGCTTTTTCTTTTGCTCTGTTGATCTTCTTTCTATTAATAAGCTCGGTATGTTTCCTTCCTTCTTTGTTTAACATATTATTTGATTACTTTAAGTAAGATAATTCCTATTATCAAGAGTACTATTGGTATCCATATTGGGGATAGAATCCACCACCATGACCAATCAATGACCCCTGTAAGCTTTAATACTAAAAATGTTATTAATAATAATGTAGTACTAATACTTGCCACACCACTTCCTTCTTTCATGTTCTTATCATTACAATTTATATAAATCCTCCCATCCCACCCAACAGTCTTTACTTTTTAGAAAGGCAAATCCTCTTCTAAAGCAGTATCAGGATCGTCTGTTTTAATCTCTGATTTCATCTCTTTTGCTGTCTGCATATCATCAACAGTATCATCATCAAATGTACTATCTATTACCTCTCTATCTGTTACTTCAATCCTTCTTAATGTAGGATCTTGATCCTTAGTATTAAAGAAGAATGTAAAGTCTGTATCTAACATATTTACTAACTCTTCTAACTTAAGAGCTTCTTGTATATCATTTAGACTTACATCTACATCAAATATAAAGTACTCATTCGCACCTTGTTTTGTTTTCAAGGTAGATAACTTCAATACAAACATACTTGAAAGAACATCACTTAACTTCCCTTTGATACCAATACTCTTCTTCTGTTCAGTCATTTTCTTGTTAATAACATTCCATGTATTCCATCCATCACCACCTGAAAGTGTAATTGTTACAAATGGATTCTTACCAGTCTTACCCATCTCAGATATCTCCAATGCCGTATATGGTGTCATGATGAGTCTTATCTGATTAGTATAGCTGTATCCTTCATGTGCTGCTGTCCATTCCTCTCTTTCATTAGGATGAATCATTTCTTTGCTTCTAGCATATGTAACTGTAATAGGGAAATCTAATCCTTCCTTCTTTTCCTTTCTCCATATCTCTACACCAAACTCTACCTTAAGCAATGTTAAACTCATTTCACTCTTAAAATCATCTTTCATTAGTAATTTCTCATATACATATTTACCTTCTGCATTCTTCGTTTTCTTAGGTTTGATATACATCTTGCCTTTAACACTTCTATCATTATCTTCTGCATTACTAAAGAGAGCGTCTCCTGTAAGCTTCTGTACAATCGCTATCTCATATGGAAATGGTAGAGTTCTTGTATCCTCTACACCTGCTAAACCAGAAGAAGAACTATGAAATAATCTATTCATATCTACCTCACTAATCTTAGCTAACTGTTCTGAAAACACTGAAATTTCTTTTGTCTTTGTCATGATCTTAAAATATATATAACTAAAAATAAACTAACCTAAACTACATAGATTAACTACTCCTTAAAATTTAAATATATATGGGGAATTGCTTCCTCTCATTCCTAATTAAATATCTCATATATTCCACTCATTGTCAATAGGTAGATTATATATTCTACATAACACTTTTTAGAACACTTACAAATCTAAATGGGGATCTTTTTACTATGTATATATCTACCTTTATAATACTTAACTTTAGGAAACGGCTAGAATACGGCTTGTAGTTCCCTCTTATGCTTATTGATATGAAAGAAACTAAAACGAGAATCCTAGAATTCCCTAAACTTAAGCAACAAAAAATAAGACCTATGTTACTTATCTTCTTCAATTACTAGGTTGTACTTACCTAGAAAGAGCAAATACATATGTAACTTTTACAACACTTAACCTTGAGGTTATCCGTGTAGTATCCGTATTGTTTAACAGTTCCCTTGGCTCACGCCACCATATCAGCTATGCTCATCTCATCTGTTAATCACGAGACGATTAAGATATGTCTTACTAATTCCTTAAGAATTAGACACAACCAATGGCTTAAGTTATAGTAGATCGTCTTATGGGAACTACTATCATTGGCTGTATTTAACCCTCAAGTAAATGAATTATAAGTAGTACTGGGCTGTGTTGCTAACCATACAGTTCAGCCCCCGATTATCTATTAATAGTAAACTGCCCGTTTATTACTTTCACTTAGAAAACCCCTTTGGTTACTTCTCTTTGTACTACCGAACTAATTATTAATCAGTCCTAAAGAGCAAAATCTTATAACAGATTAGGGACTTAATAATATTAAATCTCTAAAGTACTATAAAACAGAAAAAGCACCCTTACGGATGCTTCAACTGAGACCTAAGTTCATACCCTTTATGAAACTTACACTATCTCTCAAAAGAGTACTACTAGTAGTTCTTTTTAGATAAGGTATAAATATCATTTTTTATAACACTTAAATTAGTCTTCATATTTATATAACCAAGAAATTGGGATCATGTCAAGTACATATCAAAAACCATTACCAGAACTAAAGAGGGGGTATCATATATGACGGAGAAAGACTCCAGACAGATGATTTAAAACCCCCTCAATAGGTACTACACATTGCGTAAAACGCTAAAAGCTAAATCTGTAACCCTATCCCCCACTCGTACTATTGCACGATGAATGTTCTGTTCCTTTCTAGGTAGTGTGATGATGTTGTCCCCTATTATTGTTCCTACCTCTCCGGTAAGGGTTATTCTTACTTGCCGATACCTACGGTTGTCCCCCCAGAATACATAGCATAGCGGATATCGTTTCCCCTCAAATGGAATACCGTGTATTGCTATGTCTAATTCTTCTTTGGATAGACCAGCGTAGGTCTGTAGTTCGGTGAGATATCTATAGTCCCTGTTTCTCCACTTCTTGTTCGCTTTCGGCTTCATCTTCATTGAATTCCTCCATAGGAACAAGTTGAATGGGGTGTGTTCGCACACACTTCCGACAGGATACGACTTCCATATCCATACCAACAATCCTACACTTGTAGGTCTTGGCAAACTTACCACAAAAGTTACAGATCGCCTGTACCATGTAGCACCTCTCTTATTAATGAACCTTAGTCTTAAAGACTAAATCTAGTATCAATATTAGATTTAACCCTCAAGAACTATACCCCCTAGTATTATTATATGCCTCATAGTATAATGTATTGCTCTCGTAAGAGGTACTAAGTGAAAACTCGCCAGAGTTACTTTTAAAAAGGAAGGGGCTATGTATCCTTCCTTTTATTTTCTACTTAGACTTTTCTTCTAAGAATATATCTACCTCAGGCAAACCTTTTACTAACCACTCATATATACTCTGTACCATACCTTTAACTATCAAGAAATTACTTCCAAGTTGAAATGCTAGATCTTGTATATTCTCCCATACGCTTCCTGTCCAATTAAATCTTGAAACAATCAATCCAATAGAGACTGCTATTGCTAGGTAAGTAATAACATTTCTCTTCTCTTCTTTAACCAATTCTCTCTTGAATATCTTACCTAAAAGTTTAAATAAGAATGGCAATACAAACGGAGCTACAAAACCTATTGCTCCTGATATTGCAGTACCTAACTCAAATA